CCAGAACGGGCCTACCGCCCGATTAAATTCATAGAAGAATTCTGCAAACCATCCCAGGGCGACTTTGCAAAGATGAAACTTCTCCCCTGGCAGCACTTTGTCGTCGGTTCCCTATTCGGTTGGGCGCATAAAAAAACCAAACTCAGACGCTTCCGGGAAGGCCTTGTATTCGTAGCCAGGAAGAACGGGAAAACGGCGTTCTCCTCCGGCCTTTCCCTTTACGCTGTTTCAAAGGACGGCGAAAGGGGCGCCCGTGTTTACCACCTGGCCAACTCTATGAAGCAGGCCAGGCTTACTTTTGACGAGTGTAAGGCAATGGTGGAATCCTCTCCGGTGCTAAAAAAACATTTCCGCGCACGGAGGGACGCAATATACTACGACAAAACATTCTCCAAGATTGAACCCCAGGCATCGGACAGTGAACGACTTGACGGTCTTAACACCCACCTCGGCGCCTTTGACGAGATACACGAATATAAAGATTATAAGCTGATTAACATCATTAAAAATTCTCGTGGGGCGCGCAAGCAACCGTTTATTTTATACTTCACAACTGCCGGTTATCAGTTAGACGGGCCGCTGATGGACTACTACGAGAAGGGCGCTGATGTTCTGGAGGGAGTTATCCAGGACGAACGATCTTTCTATTTTATGGCAGAACTGGACGAGGAAGATAACATCGAGGATCCCTCGATCTGGATAAAAGCAAACCCCAGTCTGGGTGTTACGATTCAACTTGAGGACATGATCGAGGAATGGAATACGAATAAACACATCCCTGCCGAACGTACTGACTTCATCACCAAACGGTTGAACATGTTCGTCCAGTCCGGTGAAGAAAGTTTTGTAACATATGACGTTATCAAGCGCAACGATGGCTATATCGACCCGGAAAGCCTGAAGGGACAGATGTGTATCGGCGGCTATGACCTGTCCAACACCGAAGACTTTACCAGCGCCTGCCTGGAATTCCCGCTTAAAGATGGGCGGGTTTTTGTGTTATCGCACTCCTGGGTGCCGGAAGCGAAGGTGAAAGCCGATAACGAAAAATTGCCTTTTCGTGAGTGGGAGAAAGACGGATTGCTAACAATTTGCCCTGGCGAATACATCAACAAAGACGACATTTACAACTGGTTTATCAAGCAGTCCAAAAAATATGGCATCCAGCTAATTACTTATGACCCAGCGAACGCTTTCCGGTTGAACCTGGAGCTGGCGAACTATGGCGGCGAGGACTGGACGAAAGTCGTGCGCCAGGGCGCATTAACCCTATCGCCGGCGCTGAAAGACATAAAAGAACTCCTGCTAGACGGCAAAGTGGTTTACAACCGCAACAAACTGTTCCGCTGGTACTTGAACAATATCAAACTCGTTGAAGACCGTAACGGCAACTGGCTACCTACAAAACAGGGCCGCTATCGAAAGATTGACGGCTTTGCCGCCTGGCTCAATGCGCACGTTGAGTGTATGAAGCTAATGCCGACGGTGGCCGGGGGCGCTACTGGTGGAGTGACGTTCATTTCCGCCAAAGACCTGAGAGGAGGGCGGTAGATTGCAGAAACAAAGCATACTTGCAAGAATAAGACAATACTTAGGCCGCCGGATTATGGGTGTGACGGGAGAAAAAATCAAGGCCAGCACGAATAGTATTACAAGCAGCATTTACAGCCGCTTCAAAAAATGGTTCGAGCCATATAACATTTTCACCCGTCAAAGCACTCATACCCTGGCTACGAATGAAACTATTTTTGCCGCTGTTTCCCGCCTGTCAAACTCAATGGGCGCCATGCCAATCAAGCTGAAAGACAGCAGCTACCGGGAGGTGACTGACCACTGGGCGGCAGAGCTGATAGTGCATGAACCGAACCCGAACATGACGGGCTTCGATTTTATGCGCACCATGGAAACAATCCGCAATATCACCGGTAATGCGTATGCCATCAAGGAATACGATAATTATTTTGTACCCAAAGCATTATGGATACTTGACCCCGGCAAGGTGACGGAAGTCATTGAAAAGGACACACGGGAGCTGTGGTATGAAATACAAGGCGACAACGGCAGATATTATGCCCACAATACGGAAGTAATCCATGTCAAGCATATCCATGGATTTGGTTATCGGGGTATTAGCCCCATTGATGTTTTGCGTAACACTGTTAATTTTGATGCAAAAGTCAAGGAATTTAGCCTTGAACAGATTAATAGCGCAATTACAGCATCATTCATATTGGAACTTGCGGCACATATGGATGAGGAAAAGAAAAAAGAGGTGCTGGAGAGTTTTAAGAGGTTTTATCAAGAAAACGGCGGGGTTTTGATTCAGGAACAGGGATCAAAAATTACAGAACTTGAAAAGCAGAACTTCATTGACACCAAACTTTTCGAGGTGGAGCGCATTACCCGTACCCGTGTAGCCGCTGTTTTCAACATGCCGCCGCATATGCTGGGCGAGGTCGAAGATGTGAACTATGCCAGCATGGAACAGATGAACCTGGAGTATGTACAGAATACCCTGGTGCCGATCTGCACGCAGTATGAAAAAGAATTCAACCGCAAACTGCTCCTGCCGGAAGATAGGCGGCGGGGGTTGTACTTCAAATGCAACGTCAACTCGCTTCTCCGCGGTGACATGAAAAACCGCGGAGAGTTTTATTTTAAAGGGGTCCGTACAGGTTATTTCAAACCCAACGAGGTCCGCGCCTGGGAGGACTTGCCGCCTGAGCCGGGGGGTGACAAGTTGTATATGAGTGGCGACCTGTACCCGATTGACGAGCCCCGCGAAAAAGGGAAAAAGAATTAAGGGAGTGATAAAACTGGGCAAAAACGACAAAGACAAAAAAATAAAGCAACTGGAAGCTTTGCTCAAAGAGGAAAAAAGTGCCAGGAAGTTCTGGGAAATCAAGGCGGCGGCAGACAGCAGCGACGCCGGAGAGGTTTACATCTATGGTTACATTACATCATATCCCTGGGATGACACAGATGTATCCGCCAAAAGCTTTAAGGACGAGCTGGATGAATTAGGCAACATTAAAACGCTGAATGTCTATGTTAATTCTTACGGCGGCGCAGTATTCCAGGGACAGGCTATTTACAGCATCCTGAAGCGCCACAGCGCGTATAAAAACATTTACATTGATGGCATTGCCGCCAGCATTGCGAGTCTCATCGCGATGGCCGGCGACACTGTATATATGCCGGAAAACGCCATGATGATGATCCATAATCCATTGTCATGGGGTTTTGGCAACGCCAACGATCTGCGCAAGGAAGCCGAAACTTTGGACAAGGTTCGAGAAGCTATGATCCCCGCTTACCTCAATAAGACTGGGGAGAAGCTGACCGAAGAGAAGCTCATCGAGCTGCTTGATGCCGAAACATGGCTTACAGCGCAGGAGTGCCTGGACTATGGCCTGTGCGATGAACTGCTTGCCGAAAAGAAGGCGGCGGCGAGCATTAACGCGGAAATATTCGCAGCATTCTACAAAAACATACCCGAAAACATCAAAACAATGTTGTCGCTATCACCTATAGACGGCCAAGAGGCTGAAATGAAGGAAAGGGCAGCAATGCTTGAAGAGTCAAAGGTTAATCTTGAAAGAACAAAAAATATTTTGGAGGGGATTTACAATGGCAACCAATCTGTATGATCTGAAAATGAAGATGTCTACCGTAGGCGCTCAACTGAAAAACATTGAAGAAGACCTGGTGGCTAAACTTGCTGATCCTACCATCCCTATTGAAGAGATCCAGAACTTGAAGGCTAAAAAAGCTGACTTGCAGGAACGGTTTGACACCCTGAAGGAGGCGCATGATAGGCTGGAGGCCCAAGAAAGGGAAAAAATCAACAAGATACGGCAGCAGAACCCCGTTCAGAACGCAAAAACCAGCGCGGATAAAATCGTTGCCGCCAAAGCTGAATTCATCCGTGCGAAAGTGCTGGGCAGGCCCATGTCCCCCGAGGCGCAGGAAATCTTGGGTGAAGACATCACTGCTCCCCTGATTGCAATTCCTGCCGGTGGGGACAACAAGACCGGCGGCGAGAACCTTCTGCCGACTACCCAGTCCAAAGAGATAATCGCCGAGCCTTTCGTCAGGAACCCACTTCGCGGCAAAATTGCCATGACTTCCATCGCCGGACTGGAACTGCCGAAGATCGCTTTTGAACTGGACGAAGATTCCTTTATTAGTGACGTGGAAACCGCCAAAGAAATCGAAGCGACCGGCGATAAAGTTTCTTTCGGCAAGTTTAAATTTAAAATTAAAGTGCGTATCAGTGATACCGTGCTGCACGGCTCCGACCTTGACCTAGTGACCTACGTTGAGAATGCCCTGCGCTCCGGTCTTGCAGCGAAGGAGAAGAAAGTTTCGTTTGCACATGGAACTACTTCTAATTCTCCGCTGCCTGTCGTTGCCGCTGAAAAGCACATGAGTTTTTATGAACTCGATGAAAGTAGCAACTCCGTCATTAAAGAAGTTGAAGGCGAAACTATGTTCGAGGCTATCACCAACGCCATCGCCGATCTGCATGAGGATTTCCGCGAAAATGCGCAGGTATGTATGCGCTACAGCGATTATGTGACAATGCTGAAGGAACTCAGCAACAGTTCTGTATCGCTGTACGGCAAGCAGCCGGAAGAGATCATCGGCAAACCCGTATTTTTCTCTGACGCTGCGGCCATCTACGATACCGACGGCATTTACGGACGCCCCATTGTTGGTGACTTCAACTACATGCACCTGAATTACGACCCGTCGGTCGTCTACGACTCTGACAAAGACGTGGACAAAGGCGAATACATCTGGGTGCTGACCGCATGGATTGACCAGCGCAAGAAACTTGCCTCTGCTTTCCGGATTGCCAAAGTTGTCGATGCGGAGCTGTAGAAGTCTTTAGAAGCGAAATTTGCGGTCAGGAGGCACGAATAATGCCCGGAATGACTTTGTTGGATAAAGTGAAGTTGCATTTAAGGATTGACGGAAGCGGGGACGATGTGCTCCTCGCTTCCCTTGTTTCCGCAGCAAAACAATACTTGCTGAATGCGGGAGTGCGTGAACCGAATGTTGAAGGCAAGCTGTCATTGTACGAGCTTGCCGTTTCTTTGTATGTGGGCATGATTTACGACGGCGACGAGAAAAGTAAGCTCGACCGCGCCATGACAGCGATAATCCTACAGCTAAAAGACTACAGCGGAG